CGGTAACACCGAATTCCTGTTACCCTGCCTGCCCAGACCCGTCGATGACCCCTGATTCTGGAGCCTAATTCCCCGTGCCCGGCCACCGTACCACCACCCACCGCCGCAACGCCGCCAACGCTCGTAAAGGCAAGACTCGTAAGAAGATCCCCGGCGAGTTCAAGGGCGGCCTGGACCACCTGACCAACCCCGAGCCCCCGCACGGTGACGATGGGGGTGTGACGGGTGAGCCCACAGGGCCCGCCCCGAGTAACGGCATTGACACTTCCCCATCTGATGGCCCCGGCCCCCAAGGTCAGACTGAGGCCGGGAAGGCCAGTCTCGTCGGTAAGCTCCCGCGCATCGACCTCGGCAAGCCACTCCCGGAAGTCGAAGAGGCCGTGCCGCTCGAACCCGACAAGATCCCGCATGACGACGCCAAGCCCCAGCGGCTGACCAAGGAGCAGCGCCGGGTCGAGGCCCTCAACTACCGGGCGGCAGGGTACGACTACCGCGAGATCGGTGTGGCCCTGGGGGTCAGTGTCAAGACGGCGCACCAGGACGTGCAGGAGGCGTTGGCGTACTTGCGGAAGTACGAGCGCATCCTGGCCGAGGACATCCGGGCCCTGGACCTGACGCGGCTCGACAAGATGATGACCTACCTGTGGCCCGCCATCGAACGGGGAGAGACGTACTCCATCGCCCAGGCCCTGAACATCATGAGCCGGAGGGCCAAGATGCTCGGACTCGACGCACCAGTCGAAGTGGACCTCAACATCCGGCGGCCGTTAGCGGAGGCGACGATGGACGATCTGGTCTCCCTGGCCAGACGGCTGCAGGAGTCCAGACCGATCCCCCAAGCGACACTGAGTACCAGCACCCCGCTGGTGATCGAAGGGGAGGCGCGCAGGGTCGATGAGGTGTTGCGGGCGGACATCGCAGCCCCGTTCGACCAGTTCACCGAGGAAACCCCGCCCACGCCGAGTGAGGAGCCCTGACACCATGAACCAAGACGACACACCCAGCCTAGAGAGCCTGCAGACCGAAGTCGTGGACGCGCTGATCGAATCCGCAGAGGCGATAGGAGGCAGTGAACGGGACCAGTTGCTCGCCATGGTCCACGGGCTGGTCGTTCGACTGGAGATCTGCCTGCGGTACCAGTGGGTACTCAACGATCGGAACGTGCAGACCACCGGGCTCGTCCTCGTCGAGGCGTGCCGTGGTTACTACCAGACGGCGAAGGCCAGGACCGTCAAGGCCAAGGCGGACACTGGCCACACGGACACGGTCAACTGATGCCTCTCACCGCCCTGACCTACGAGGATGTCCGCAACGAGCTGGGGTACCGCCTGTCCGAGACCCGGGGCGGCCTCCGTGAATACACCAAGCTGGCGTGGCCCATCGTCGAGCCCAGGACCCCCCTGGCCTGGACGTGGTTCCACGACGCCATCTGTGACCATTTGGAGGCGGTGACGTTCGGGGACATCAACCTGCTCCTCATCAACATCCCGCCCCGCCACGCCAAATCGACCCTGGTGGCCATCATGTGGCCCACCTGGGAGTGGGGACCGGGCGGACTGCCCCACACGCGCTGGATCTTCAGCTCGTACGCCCAGACTCTCAGCCAACGGGACTCCCAGCGCCGCCGCCTGATCATGGACACGCCCTGGTACAAGTCCGGGTGGTCGCACGTGTTCCAACTGGGGAAGCAGAAGTTCACCCCGGATGGTCAGATCAAGTACCAGAACGACAAGATGGGGTACCACCTCAGTACGTCAGTCTCGGGCTCCAACACGGGAGAGGGCGGCGACCGGCTGGTGGCGGACGACCCGCACAACATGAAGGAGATCCACTCCGAGAACATGCGCGCGGCGGTGGTGCAGTGGTGGGACGAGGTCATGGCCACCAGAATCAACGACCAGCGCAAGGTCGCCAAGGTGATCATCATGCAGAGGGGGCACGAGTCTGACCTCTCAGGCCACGTGCTCAACAACAAGGCGGGGTACGTCCACCTCAATCTCCAGGCCGAGTTCGACCCCAAGCGCCGCTGCTTCACCCACCTCAACGACGGCCGCCCGTTCTTCACCGACCCGCGCACCGAGCCCGGGGAACTCCTCTTCCCCGAACGCTTCCCCCAGCCCGTGATCGACCGCCTCAAGATCGACCTCGGGAACGCCTACGCCGCCCAATTCCAACAAGACCCCACACCAGCCGAGGGTGGGATTCTGAAGCGGTCGTGGTGGCGGTACTGGGCCCCGGCCGGACACGAACTCTGCGGTACCCCCGATGAGAATGGCCGTCCGATCCTGCCCCTCCCCCCACGCTTCGAGGAACGTATCGACTCGTGGGACATGGCCTTCAAGGACCGTGAGGAGCACTCGTATGTCGTAGGCCAAGCCTGGGGCCGTACCGGGGCGCTGGCGTTCCTCATCAACCAGAAGCGCGGCCACTTCGACTTCATCGAGTCACAGACCCAGGTCCGCGCCCTCCGACTCTGTCACCGCCAGATCCCCAACGCGATCCTGGTCGAGGACAAGGCCAACGGCACGGCCATCATTCGGACCCTCCAAGACGAGGTCCCGGGGATCCTGAGCATCGAGGTCGACACGAGTAAGGAGGCCAGGGCCCACGCCATGAGTCCACGACTGCAGGCGGGGAACTACGTCATCCCCTACCCCGCCCTCCCGGGGTACGAATGGGTGGCCCGTACCGGCAACGCCCACAACGACAACCCCCCGCCGTACCAGCCCGGGGGGTTCCTGGCCGTGGGGTCCTTCCTCAACGAGCACACCATGTTCCCCAACTCCGCCAATGACGACCAAGTCGACGGGACCACGCAGGCGGACAAGCGGCTGTTCCTGCAGCAGGAGTTCACGGAGACGAATTTCTGGTCCGGCGGGGAGTACTGAGCCTGGGTGCGGACCACGGAATCCGTCCGCTCTCTTAGTTTAGTAGTACTAACAAGCCCTGGAAATTGTGCCTTCGGTGCTAAGTCTCCTGGAGTGCCCAGTAACCTGTAGTGCCCAGAGTGCTAAATACCCTCGACCCGACGGCCGTTTGTTTCCCCTTGCCTAATACCCCCCGAATCTCTAATCTATCGTTCTATGTTGAAGCCTCCCATGCCGCCGCCCGTCCGCGAGGTGATGGGCGATGACGAGTTCCACCGGGAGATGCAGGAGGCGCTGGCCTCGGTGGTCACGGGCCCTGCACCCAAGCCCCCGCCCTGCCAGGACAACATCACCCAGTTCGAGGGCCGTCCGTGCAAGCGGTGCGGGGGGACACGACGGTACTTCTCCAATGGGGCCTGCGTGGCCTGCATCACGGATCGCACCCGGCGCACCAGCAACAAGGCGGTGCGGGAGCGGGCGGCGAAGGAGTACGACCTGTGATCGAGCAGCGCACCTGCCAGAACTGTGGCGGGCCGTACTGGCTCAGGCTGCCCACCGACCCCTTGTACTCGAAGCGGTGGTGCCCGGTCTGCTTCCCCAAACTGACCACCAAGACAGCGGACCAGATGCGGGCGCATGTCAAGAAGGCCAACCCGCACCGCAAGGAACGGTACCCTGACCCGGCTCGCGCCAGTGACAAGGTGGAGCTGGAAGCCCATGGTGGGAAGTTCCGCTCCGGGTACCGCCACATCACGGGGAGCGCCCCCAAGTGCCGCCCCAGGGACCTGCAGGCCGCTGCTATCTTTGCCCGCAAGGTCGAACGCGCCTTGGACGAGGCCACGTTCAGCGAGCACGAAGGCGGGTTCGGGCTCAGTAAGACCGAGCGCAATCGGCTCAAGCGCATGGCGGTGCAGTGGAACCGTCGGGCGCGTGGCGAGGATGCCCGCTTCAACGTGGTCGGGAACCGGCCCGGTCGGTTGGACTGGACCGAGGAGCGGAATCTAGTGTGGGAGAAGAAGATGATCCGGCTGAAGGTGCGGAACGAAGGAGGCTACTGTGACTGAGACTATGACGCCGCCGACACGGACCCCGAAGAAGAAGCGCAACCCCCAGGACACCACGCTCCGCAACACCAGGGCCGCGACGAACCGCTTGGCCAGACTGACCAACACGGTCGACAGCATCCGGGTCGACCTGGTACGGGTACGGGCCGATGGGGAGGCGCAGACCCGGCTCCTGTCGGCGTTCGACAAGCGGCTGGCCAACGTCGAGAGCCAGTTGCGGGACGCCCTGAACACGCTGGCCAGACTGGCGGAGTCAGTTACGGCCGATGATTGATTTGCGCCGCTATCTGCCGCAGGCCACGGGCGACGAGCCGCTGGCCTTCCGGTACGTCAACATGGGGACCGATTGGCGCTTGGGCGGGCCGCTCGGGCTGCTGCTTGGGGGCATTCAGCGGGCGAGCATGGTGTACTCCCTCTACCAAGCGAAGTGGCTGGTCCGCGTGCCTCTCGGTGAAGACGGCTACGCGGGCGTGCAGTGGCCGCCGCTCTTTCAGGTACGTCTGCGGCGGGAGGAGGGTCGATACTTGCGCGTCTGGTTCGGTTGGCGCTACGACCACAACTGCGGCGATGGTAAGAACCTGCCGCGCGAGCCGGTTCACGACCCACCGGGGGCGTATTTCCTCGACTGGTGGATCACACGCAATGCGAAGGAGTAGCCGCCCTTTCCTCCGCACAGGAGCCGACCCCATGATTACGAAGAAGTGCTCAAAGCATCCCAGTTACCAAGCTAAGCGACCGCCTAAGGACTGCAAGGTCTGTTGGTCTATTTGGCGCAAGACTCACGGCATTGCTGGCCGCTAGCATAGGAGCCGACCCTATGAGCAGGACAAGGTCACCAAGGACAGAATCCCCTAGAATCCCCAACCAATAGGGCCCCACCCCGACCATCGCCACTACCTGTGCTATCGTGTCCGGGCTTTCTCCCTTACGCCCCAGGAGACCCGGACCATGGCACAGCGCCCCAGCACTCGTCGCGCCTGCCCGAGCCGCGATGAGGAGTTCGACGAGGATCTAGAAGTCGATCTGTACGGCGACAGCGGCGACGATCCCGATGTCCTCGACGGCATGACCGACGCCTTCGAGGCCCTGCTCGAACGCCACGACCGGCTGATTCGGGTCGGCGATCCCGGCGGCTTCACCATCGCCGGTGACAACGACGAAGACGACCTCGACGACTCCGACACGGACACCCCCGCTGCCCACGATGACTCAGACGAGGACTAAGACCCCATGACCGGCCGCATCAAATCCGTCCAATACGCCTACGCCTTCGTGGTCAGTGATCGTGAGCCCGAGGTCGCGCGCTTCTTCTACCGCGACGACATCATCAACGATCACCGCCTGGAGCTGTTCGACCTGACCCGGGTCCTGGTCCCGGGCCTGCTGGTCGACTTCACGCCGGTCCTGCACGAGAAGGGCCCGCGAGCCATCATGGTCAGACTGCTGGGGAACACCCCGGGGAACCTGCCCAAGGCCCAGGCCTCCGGGACCAGTACCGGCGCAAATGGCAACGGACATCCCGTGTCTCCCTAGTCAGTACTCGAGCCCGAGCCTATGGCCAAGACCCCGAAAGTCCGCCCCATCGCCGCCGCCCCCCGCACCTCCTACGGGGTCGGCGTGGGTCTCAACATCGTCAGCGACACGGGACAGTCGTTGGGCTCCACCGGCCGCTCCATCCCCATTGGGACCCCGATCACCCAGTCGACCGCCCTGGCAGCGGCCCGGGCCCGTGGCCTCCCCCAGTCCGCCCTCTCCGGCATCGTCTCGATCAAGCATCCGCGCTACATCGAGTGGGCCTCGGTGTGGACCGAGCTGGGACACGTCTACGAAGGGGATGGGCCCTACCTGTCGGGTGAGGCCCTGGTCCCGCACCCCCGTGAGCTGAACTTCAAGCAGAACACCGACGGGTCGACCGACTACACGGTGGTCGTGAGCCGGAAACGGAAGTACCTCCAGCGCCAGCAGATTGCGCGCTACGAGAACTTCGCCGCCACCATCACCGACCTGTTCGTCGACTACCAGTACGCCAAGCTGCCCAAGCGGGAAGTGACCAACCAGCCTGCCCTCCTCGACCGCTCCCCGTACCTGGAGTGGCTGGAGGACGTGGACGGCTACGGCACCCACATGGACGACTGGCTCAAGCGGTGGCAGACCCTGACCAACGTCTACGGCCACCAAGCCATCGTGGTCGACCGCCAGCCCCCCAACACCCTCCGCACCAACATCACCCCCAACGGGGGCAAGACGGGTCTGACCACGCTGGCCCAACTGGGCCGCCCGGTCCTGCGCTGCTACTCGCCCCTGGACATCCCCGACTGGCTGGCCCCGCGCAACCAACTGGCGGCCATCAAGGTCGAGGAGCCTGTCGAGCGGGCCTCACTCCTCGATCAGCCCCTCCCCGCCGAGCGGTGGTACTTCACCTGGAATGGCCAGTACGCCACCCAGTTCGACACCTTCGGGGCGCAGGTCCAGGTCCGCCCGCACGGCTTCGGGGAACTCCCCGTCCGCCTGTGGTACTGCAAGCGGAGGGCGCGGATCCCGATCATCGGCCGGGGCCTGCTGGGCGATGGGCGGCTGTTCAAGGACCACTTCAACCTGATCTCCGAGCTGCGTGAGATCTTCCGTGCCCAGACCTTCAACATTCTCAACATCCCGCTCCAGGACGACGAGACCGTGCAGGATGCCCGCAACCGCATGGGCGAGCACGTCGGGACCGACTCGGTGGTGTTCACCAAGGGCGGGCAGGCCATCTACGTGGCTCCCGGGGACGGCCCGGCTGCCCGCTACACCGAGGAACTGGCCAGGGTCGAGCGCAAGGCGTTCAGGCTCACGTCCCTGCCCTGGGAGAGTGATTCCAAGGAGGCCGAGGCGGAGGGGTCGCGGCAGCTCAAGGCGGCCGACCTCAATTCGAGTCTGGCCTCCCTGGCCGACAACGCCGAGGAGATCGACTACTTCGCCGCCCGGATGTACTTCCAGGGCACCCTGGGCCCCGAGCGTGGACTGGCGGCGTACAAGGCGGCCGGGATTCGGATCGCGCACCCCGACGAGTTCCACGTCGAGCAGCTCCTGGCCAAGGCGGAGGAGACCAAGCTGGTACTGGAACTGGGTGTGGGCCCGACCGCCGCCAAACTCCTCAAGGCGGGGGTACTGCAACTGGCCTTGCCGGATCTCGACCAGACGACCCGCGACACCATCGAGAAGGAACTGGAGGCGGAGTCGACACTGGCCCAGCAGGCCCAGGACAAGGAGCGGCAGGACCTGATCGCCGGTCGCAACCCTCGGGAGCAGGAAGACCGGGAGGACGAGAAGGAGACCATCAAGGCCGAGCGTGAGGACGTGAGGGCCCAGGAGGACAGAGACCACCAGGAGCGGCTGGCCAGGGTCCGGGTGCGTCAGGCTCCGAGCCGGAAACCGAAGACCGCCAAGCGGAAGTAGCGATGCACTGCCACACCTGTCAGTACTGGGTCTCGGGTGACGGGGAACTGGGCCACTGTCACCGCTTCCCGCCCGTACTGGTGGCTATTGTCACCACGGACTTCGACCACGGCATCAGTCAGGGGAGCGTGAGTACGGAAGTCGAGACCCGGCACCCAGTCACCGGCAAGTACGACTACTGCGGGGAGCACAAGGGGGTCGTGCGGATATGACCGGCTTCGTCGAGCCCATCACCGCCCTGGACCGGGCCATCGTCCTGGTCCTCGCCCTCCTCCTCGTCCGTCTGGCCTACGTCTGGTGGTGGAAAAGGAGCCCGTAACCGTCATGGACATCGTCGATCCCCGCGTCAACCCGGCCTGGGTCCCCAAGGGCTCGCAGGCCGTCATCATCGCCAAGGACCAGCCCGAGTACCGCCCCCTGCCCTCGGTCTGCACCCCCGACGGCCGCGTCATCACCCGCTGGCAGCCCAGCGACGAGGAACGCGCCCTGATCGCGGCCGGGGAGGACCTGTATCTGACCATCCTGACCTTCAACCAGCCCATGCAACCCATTCTCCTGACCGCCGGGCCGGTGAACTGGGCGGTGGGGCAGGCCTCGCAGGCGGAGATCTGAGACTGACCCCCATGGCCCGTATCAAGATCCGCCGCAATTTCGCCTTCAAGGACATCAAGCTCACCCCGGGCCGCGACACCATGCGCGAGGTCGGCATGCACTTGGTCGAGCGCACTGTCCGGCGGACCAAATCGGGCCGCGACGAAGACGGCCGGGCCTTCGCCCCATACCAGTCTGGCCGCCCTGGCCCTGTCGACCTGCACGACACCGGGCAGATGCTCGACGAGGACTACGGCATCGGCATGCTGACCGAGAACCGGGTCGGCCTGGGGATGGCCACGGCCCGCTCGGCCGACATCGCCGAGAAGCACGAACAGGGCCACGGCAATCTCCCCGTGCGCCGGTTCCTCGGCATCCCACAATCGTGGGTCCGGGAGGTCAAACAGATCATCATGCGGCGGCTGCGGTTGTGAGGTTGCGTTGGTCCCCCACCGCAGGCATACTGACCTCCGCATCCCTCCCCCGGTACACCACCATGTGGCTCGTGGCTCAAGCTGCGCCCGACCCCCGGACGTGGGGCGAACTCCTGACCAGCCCCTACGCCGTGGTCCTGCTCCTCGGCTCGATCATCTATTTCTCGTTCGTGGCCAAGGCCCCCATCTTCATCCCCCGGTGGGTGTTCCTGGACATGAAGGAGGATCGAGACCGCTGGCGCGAGATGGCCATGCGGAATGCCGTGGTCGCCAAAGAAGGCGTCACCGTCGGCAAGCAGGGTCTGACCACGGTAGCCCAAGCCTTGCCCGTGATCGTCGAAGGGGGACGCAGTGCCCAACCGTAATCCCGCCGCCGCCAGAGCCCAGCCCGAGCGGCCCGCTCACCCCGAGCGGAGAAGCCGCCCGAGAACCCGTTGGTCGACCTTGGTGACCGTCATGATGCGTCTCTACCGGATCATCCGCTACCCGCCGCAGTACGCCAAGGACATGGCCGAGAGCCACCAGCTCTACGCCGTCCTCGAATCGCAGCAGGCGAACACCCGGCACGAACTGAGGCTCGTGGACAAGGAGATCCGCGACATGCGCGACAGTCTCAAGCACCTGGGGACCCCGCCGCGATGACCGATACGTTGCTCTACTGGGTCTGGCTCTGGTTCATCACCCCCGGGCCGCCGCAGGGCCTCTCGGTCCTGGAGATCGCCTCGCTGGTCCTCCGCCTCGTCGGGGTGGTCGTGGCCTGCAAGTCGGTGTACGACTGCTGGATCTGGGACTTCCGGGGCGCTCTGCGCTCGGGCGAGAACGGGGTCCGCCTGCTGATCTCGACCGACCGCTTCATCGGGGCGGTCATGGTCGTGATCACCCAGGTCCTGCTCTGTCTCAGTCTGGCGGCGGTGGGCTCGGTGCGCGAGCGCACGGCGGTGTTCGTGCCCGGTATCCTGCTCGCCAACTTCATCTCGGCCGGTTGGCTGCTGAAGGGGTATCTGGTCCACGTGGCCAGACAGCGGCTCAAGACCTACGTCCCACCCGTCGAGTCCCCAGCAGAGCCCCGTTCATGACCCCACTGGTCCCGCACTTCCCGCACACGCCGCCGATCTTCCAGTCCAAGCCGTGGCGCTACCATCCCTCGCCGAACCACTCGGCCCGCAAGCTCCCTGTCGACACCCTGGTCCTCCACTACACAGGGGTACTGTCCACCGAGTCCACCCTGCGGTGGTTCGCGCGCAAGGACGCCAAGGTCTCGGCCCACTTCGTCATCGGCCGGGACGGGGAGATCGTGCGCTGTGTCGAGGACGACCGGGTGGCGTGGCATGCCGGGGTGAGCCAGATGCCCCCACCAGACAACCGGAAGAACGTCAACGCCTTCTCCCTGGGCATCGAGCTGGTCGCCACGCCCGATTCGGGCTTCACCGACGTGCAGATGTCGTCGTTGTACGAGATCGTGACCCTGGTCGTGGCCGCCTACAAGATCCCCCCGGAACGTGTCGTGGGACACAAGGCCATCGCCCGCCCGGTGGGGCGCAAGATCGACCCGGACGGCTTCTTCGGGCAGTTCAACTGGGCCAAGACCCGCAGTGTGGCCCAGGCGGCCTACGAGCGTGTCCTGGCGAACGGGGCCCAGGGCAAGGTCAACAATGGTGTAGAATCCCGCCCGGCCTAGGAGACCAGCGTCCATGTTCGATCCCAACACCCACGGTGCCTTGCTGCAGCAGTTCGCCGACCGCTTCGGGCTGCCGACCTCCGGCCCGATGATCGAGCCCTGGACGAGACAGTGCATGGAGCAGTTCCGGTTCTCCGATCCGGGGCAGAACTGGGGGTGCAAGAGCACGAGTAATGGCTCGCCGGTCTCGGACACCTTCGCCATCAGTACCGGCGGGCGTCTGCTCGGCTATGACTGCGTGGTCAGTGCGGGAGCGCCGTACGCCTCGCTGAATCTCCACCCCGAGGAACTGGACATCACCGGGCAGCACTTCATCCCCGTCACCGCCAAGGACCACCTGGGGACCGCCCCCGTCCACAGTACCCTGCTCGGCTGCTCCCTCTTCTACGGCCCTCGCGCGTTCCGGGACAACTGGCCCTGCCTCCGTCCGAATCTCAAATGGATCCGCGACGACCTGGGCGCGGACTACGTGCGCTCGTTCAACTCGGTGGGCACCGACGATCCCAGCAATCCGTGGCGGCACGCAGGCGTGTTCATGTCGTGGTCCAACCACGATCAGATCGTGCGCGACTTCGTCCGCATGTGTTTCGAGGAGTACGGCCTCAAGCAGCACAAGGTGGTGACTGCTGGTGCGGATCCAGGATGGGTGACCGAGTCGGAGATCAAGGACTCCTGCCGCCGCTTCTGCGATTCGCTGGCGGACATTGCTCACATGTTCGTCCTGATCGAGTCCCAGAACGAGTACAAAGTCAACGCGCACCCGAACTTCTCGCCCTCGCACTTCGTGCGGATGCTCGGCTGGGAGATCATTCCAAAGTTCCCTGGCGTGCCGTACGCATTGTCATCTCCGGACTCCATCATGGGTGGCTGGCCCGACGAGGCCGTCATCGCCGCTGAAGTCGAGAAGATGCACTCTGGCCACCCAGCCACGGCGATCACCGAGCATTGGTGCCGCAACTCCAGCGACCTCTCCCTGCACCGGCCCATGAACCTCGGCCCCCACGCCCCGGCGCAGCGGTGGTCGACCGAACCCATCGGCCCGTACAGCTCGGTGGTCTCCAGCACCGACCCCGGCTGGCTGGCGAGCCGGTACCAACTGGCCATCGACGCCCACTTCAAGGGCTACACGTTTCACACCGACCCGGGGATCTGGTCTAACAGGCTCAACGCCTCGCGCCCGGACATGGGGCAGTGGGAGAACATCTTCGACGTGGAAAACGCCGGGGCCATTGCGGAACGGCTCAGGGAACTCAGGAAGACCGGATCCAGTGGCAGTGGCGGTGGGGGCGGCAACGGGGGCGGCGGTGGAGGAGGAGGAGACGACGTGATTCCCTACGACGAATCGAAATCGGTGGACTTCGGACTGGCCATCAACGCCTCGGGAGCGCCCATCGTCGACCCTGGCATGATCTCGGTCCACTCCCAGCGCGCGGCCTGGGACTACTACTCAGGGAACCTCTCCTGGGAGGAGTCCAAGAAGAAGCACGTCAACGACTACAAAGCCGAATACGGGCTGCCGCCGGACTAAGGAGACTGACCATGATGGTCTCACAGCCGTATCGGCTACAAAAGCTCTCGACGGTCACGTGGAAGAAGCTCGGCATCCTGTCGGGCCTCGTAGGGGTGTTCGCTCTGGCCCTGTGGGGCACCGCCACGGTCTTCGACGCGAGCGAACTCAAGGCGCTCAGCTACATCGCCATGGGCTCCGCCGCCCGGGAGTTCGGGCCCCTGGTGTGGCAGATTGTGAAGTACTTACTGCACGACACCACCGAGGCCTTCGCCCGTGGTGGACACGTCGAATAGGGAGGTTCCGTGGACGCAGAAGCCATCGCCGCCGTCTCCACCG